CCTGCACGATACCAGACCACGCAGAGTTATCGGGTAAGACGAGGATATTTGTATCGCTCGGCACGCCGCGATCCGCCGTCAATACTGTCGGCGTCGCGTCCGTCGTCGTGCGCTGAACGGGCTGGCCGAGGCGCTGCGCGTCGCCATTGGCTGCGCGAATACTACTGGACCACGCATACGCGCCGACTAGACTGCGCGTGAAAGCGTAAACGCCCCCTGGAACCCAAGAAGCTACGCCGCTGGCGGTGTTGCCTTGTCCGCCGCCGACGGTGCTGCCGGAGCCGCTGGCGGTGTTCCCAGATCCGCCGCCGATGGTACTGCCGGAGCCGCTAGCGGTGTTCCCGGATCCGCCGCCGATGGTACTGCCGGAGCCGCTAGCGGTGTTGAACGCACCGCCGCCGACGGTGTTGGCGTATTCGCTAGCGGTGTTGAACGCACCGCCGCCGATGGTGCTGCCATAGCCGCTGGCGGTGTTGAACGCACCGCCGCCGACGGTGCTGTATTCGCCGCTGGCGACATGCGCCGCACTAAAACGCAACCGCTGCCAATCGGTGGCAAATGCCCCGCGCGGATCGCCGCCCGCAGTCGTATTGTCCGGCACCTGCGCGCTCAGCGCGCCGTTTCCAAGCGGCGTCAGCGCCAGCGAGATATCCGCCGCACCCGTTCCCGCGGATTGCAGCGCGATTTGCGCCCAGCCGGTAGCCGGTGCCGTATCCAGCCGCACGCGCTCCCAGTTACTAGCATCCGTCCGCGTCCGATACCAGTCGTGAATCTGCGCGTTCGTGCCGTTGTGCTGCTCCATCGTGTTGGCGTTGAATCGCCGCAACGGAGCCGCGCCGAAGGTGCTGGAATCGACGCGATACTGCACCTCGGACCCAGTACCCGCTGGCGATCCACCACTCGGCGTCGCGCCGACCACCGACGTGCCGACGCGGCGCAGATACTCGCCGTCCGCGATCGCGCCGACGGTCAGATCAGTCGGGCCGCTCGACTCAGTGATGACGTTTGACGGACCGGCTGGGCCTGCCGGGCCTTGCGGACCGGGATCACCTTGTGGTCCCTGCGGCCCAGGAGGGCCCTGCGGTCCGGGCGGCCCTGGAGGCCCAGGCGGGCCACCACCGCCACCACCGGCCTCCAGCGCCGTCAGCCGATCTAGGATGTCTTGCAGCACGCTCGGCGGCACGTCGAGCGCGTCTAGCAGCTCAGGCAGCGTGATCGGGCTGCCGGAGGTGACGACGCCTTGGCCGAGGTGTCGCGTGCGGGCGTTGACAGTCAGCCTGACCGTGTAGGAGCCAGGCTGCAGCTCCACGCTGTACTCGCCATCGCTGTTTGTCGTCTCGATCGCATCGACGCCGCGCGGCACACCGCCCGGCGTCGTCGCTTGGGCGACGAAATGGATCGTCGCACCGGCCAGAGCGGTGCCGTCCGGGCGCAGCAGGGTGCCGGCGACAATGCGGCTCACGGCGCCACCGGACAGATGGTCGCGCGCTCGATCGCCGCGCACTCCGCACTTGCGGTCGCCGCGCGATAGCGGTCAAGCCAGGCGTTGAGTGTGCGGTCTGCGTCACGACGCGCTGCCATCGCAGCCGCGACGGCCTGCTGAGCACGCGCGCGGTCGACCGTCCGCTCGTCGACGCACTTTGCAAGATCGGCGCGGAGCTGCTGCGCCGCACGCTCCCACGCCGTCGCCGACTGCACGGCCGCATCGCGCGCAGCGATCGCGCGCTCAAGCCGGACGCCGGTCGTCTCCTGTCGTGCAGACTGCACCCACAGCGCGCCGCCGAGCGCCAGCGCCGCGAGCCAGCCGACGACGGCCACGATCGCGAGCACTCGCTCCGTCAGCCCGATCATGCCGCGCCCCTCGATGCCCACAGCGCGATGATCGTCGCCACCGCCGCGACAATGCCCGTCGCGATGATCCGGGTGCCGATGGCCATGACACCCGAGCCGGCCGCTTGCACGACGCTGCCTTGCGCTTCGAGCGCTGCCATGCGGCCTTCAAAGGCGCTCAGTCGCGCTTCCAGCTTCCCGATGCTGGCGAAGGCCCGCTCAAGGCCCTCGCGCTGCGTGACCTGCCGCTCCATCAGCACCGCGATGCCGGAGAGCTTTTCGTCGAGCGTGTCGATCGCAGAGCGCAAAGCGGCCAGCGCTTCTCCGTGAGATGACAGGGTGGCGGCGAGCGCGCTGTTCTCCCGGTGCAGCCCTTCGACGGACACCTCAAGCCGCGAGACGCGGCTTTCCAGCGTCTTGTCGCGCGACGTACTGACGCGAGGAGCCGGGCTCATGCGCACACACTCCGGCCCCAGCCGTGCGCGGCATAGCGAGCGGCGAGGCGGTGGATCTTCGGTGGGTACTCAACGTTCTCTCGGAACGCGGCCGCGCTGCGGCCGGCGTTGACCTGTGCGACGTCCTCCGGGGCGTCAGGATTAAGCCCGCGTGCCAGCGCGAGCCGGCGGTCGCGCTGAACCCATCCGAGACCGCCGTTGTAGGCGCGCAACGCGAACGTCCAGTGGCCGCATTCGTCGAACCCCGTCGCCATCGGCTGGACGGCGGCAAGCCTCGACTGCATGTATCGATCGCGACAGCGGAACGACCATTCCGCATCCAGCGGGCGCGCCGGCGCGCACGCGCGGTGCCGAGCGGCCATATCCTCGGCCGTGGCCGGCATGAACTGAGCGATGCCGAGCGCGCCGGCGTGGCTGCGCGCATCTGCACGCCAGCCGGACTCCTGGTGGATCTGCGCGGCCAGGGTGGCGGTTGGAGCACCCCAGCCAAAGACGCGGCGGGCGCTCTCGGTCATCGCGCGCTTATACTGGCCGGCGCGAGCCGGCGGCGGCGGCAAGGCAGGGATGTCCGGCACCGGAGTGGCGGCCACCGCCGGCGCCGCGACCGCCTCGACGATGATCTCCGGCGCACTCGGCAGGTGCCGCGAGCAAGCCGAGAGTCCGGCCACCACGCACAGCATGGCGGCGATGTAGGTCCGTGCGCGCATCAGAATGCGATCGCCACGGCGATAGCGAAGCCGACGATGTAGACGGCGTAGGTGCCGCCGACCTCGATCCGCTGGTCAAGCGAGAAATCGCTGAGGTGGATGCGCATGCCGAAGCGCGCCACGGTGTACCCGAGCACGCCGCCGCTGGCGGCGACGAACAGCGCGCCCAGCCAAGCCTGTGTCATGCCCACGAAGTCCATCACCACGATGGCGGACATTGCCCCGATCGCGCATAGCGTGGCGATGACGATGAAGCGGCCGCGCGTGCCGAGTGTGTTGAATGCGTGCAACACGTCCTGCATGTCTTGCTCCTGGCGCGGATGGCCGCCGCGCCACAGAGAAGCGCGGCGGCCTGATGGCTTGCGTCTGGCGACCGCCTTAGGCGACCGTCGAGAAGAAGGGGTTGAGGATGACCTCGACAGTGGCGTCACCGGCCCCAGCGCCGGACGCTGCGATCGCCGCGTTGTTGAGGTTGCCGGTCGTCGCGCCGCTGGTCTTGAGGTTGCCCGCGGTGTGATCCCAGATCAGCTTGGCGCCCGCGTTGATGGCACCGGATGCCTTCGGCAACCGCACGCGACCGACGATCAGCGCCGCGCCCGTCTTGCCGTTCGGCACGGCGTCCGTCGCAACACCGAGCACCGAGCCGATCACGACGCCCTGGCCGCTGGCCACATCGCCGGAAGCGGTGAACTGCAGCGCTAGACCCTGGTTGATGAAGTTGTTCACTGGCATGTCTCCTGTATAGGGTGGTCGGCCGGGCCATCGCGGCCCGGCCAGGGTGGGTTATCAGGCGCCGGCGTTGGTGACGCAGCCGAGCCACGAGACCGCGCCGACGCCCCAGGCGTGCTCGATCTTCCACTCGCGCGCGGAGCTCCGGAAGTTGGTCTCCTCGGTCACCGTCGGCGACTGGCGACCCTCGACGAAGGCGACCTCGATCACCGGGTGCGTCGCCGGATCAGCGAACATGTACCAGCGCGTGCCGGACAGACGCGGCGTGTCGACGATGTCGCGCAGCATGTTGGCGGCGATGTTGACGCGCTGCAGCTTGTTGTTCGCGTCCGGGTCGTAGGTGCTGTTGTTCACGACGCGCGCAGCGCCACCCACTGACAGCGGGCCGACGAAGATGGCCGGAGCGGCGTCGATGAAGTCGGCACCCTCGCCGGCGACGCGCTGCGACATCATCAGCTGGCGCGCGGCATCGAAGCTGGCGACGCTGGGGGCCGCGGCCGTGCCGGCGATGTTGCCGTGCGTCGAGTGGAACAGCGGGTTGCCGTCCGACATAATCGGTCCGACGCCGCCGCCGATGGCCAGCAGCGCGTAGACGGCATCCTCGATCGTGCGGCCGGCAGCGATGCCGAGCGCGGTGGCCGCGTCGAGGATCGCCCCGAGGTCGTCGTTGACGATTAGCTCCGGCGACACCGACAGGATGGAACCGCGACGCTGGCCGGTGATGGTCTCGCGGCGGCCGTCGGACAGCGACCGGTTGTTGTACTCGGCGTGCGGGCCGGCAGGCGGCTGCAGATTGCCGATCGAACCGAACTGGTAGCGGCCGTGCGGCCGGTAGTCGTTCAGCGTGCCGACGCGGCAGAAGCGCTGCCACGTGAACGGCGCCGCCTGGTAGCCGAACAGCACGGTCTTGTTAAGCGTGTTCTCGAGCAGGACCGGGAAATCGCCCGGGCTCTGCAGAGCTTTCACCGCGATCTCGCTGCGCGACATCGATCCGGTGTTGACTCCGGCGCGCTTGAGGCTGAGCTCCGCGAGCTCGCTGATGCGGCTGTTGGCGAACGGATTGCCCGCCAGCGCTGCTTCCCGCGCAGCGCCCTTCACGATGTTGTATCTCGCGAGCAGCGCGGACGACTGCGCCTCGATGCGCAGGTCCCGCTCATCGCGGCCGGCAGTGGCGCTGCCGATGGACCCGCCCAGCGGCGTCGCGCGCGAGCCCAACGTCTTAAGCGCCGCGGCGTAGAAGTCGTCGACCGAGCGGCTCACGTCCGCGAGGTAGGCATCGCCCAGCGCCTTGATTTCGTGGTCGCCGGGGAACTGGCCGACCATCTCCGTGATACGCGCGTTGCGCTCCTTGAGCTTCGCCAGGACTGCCGGCTCGTCGTTGAATGGATGGCCGGCCGGCGCCGCCTGGTTGAGATTCGTGGCCGGCGTGGCAGCGGCGTTCGTGGGATCATTCATTTCAGGGTCTCCTGACGTGTGGCGGATAGCGGCTCGCGCCGCAGCGGGGATGAGACGCAGCACGTCCGGTCGAGCGGCTGCGGTGATGCGGGTCTTGAGCAGCGACGCGATTGGCGCCGGCGCTCGCGCCAGTGCAGCGGTGTAGGAAAGCAGCGCGGAGGCCGCGGCAGCGTCGTCTTGCGCCTCGCGCGACGGGTCGATCACACGGTCGGCAAAGCCCAGCGCCAGCGCTTCTTCGGCCGTGTAGTAGTGGTCCTTGCCGTCACTGAGCAGCTCCAGAATGAAGTCTTCGCTCTTGCCGCTCTTGCGCGCGTAGTCGGCGACCATCGTCAGCGCGTACTTGTCGAGCACGTCCGCAGCCTCACGCAGCTGCACGGCGTTGCCCGAGGCGTAGCTCCACGGGGCATGGATCATCAGCAGGCTGTTGGCCGGCATCTCGACTTCATCGCCCGCCATCGCGATCAGCGACGCGATCGATCCGGCGATGCCGTCGACGGTGACGATCTTGCGCGCGGGATGTCGCCGCAAAGCGTTCGCGATGGCGATACCGTCGGAGACGGAGCCGCCGATGCTGTTGATGCGCACGCGAATCGTCGAGGCGTTGAGCGTCTGCAGCTGCTCTGCCACTCGACGCGCCTCGACGGTTTCCTCGAGCCACGATTCGCCGATGGGGCCGTAGATCAGGAGCTCGGCTTCACTGGCCCCAATCGCGCGCACCTCTAGCTTGGCGATACCCGGCACAGCCGGATGCCCTGGTGTCGGCATCGCGCTGGCACGGATGCGGTTCAGCACTTTCCGCATTGGTTCCCCCATCACGTTGCGGATGCCGGCGCGCGGGGGCGCTGCATCGTCTTCGGTGTCGTCGTCTGGCAACGGAAGATCCTGCGGCGCTGGCGAGGCAGCGTCCGCCCGCTCCGGAATCCCCCACTCGCGCTTTTCCTCGATCCATTTCGCTTGCTGGTCGAGCACGTCGCGCGGGTTGGCGCCGCGGCGACGGATGATCTCCGGGCCGGACATGTAGCAGTTCCGCTCCATGACCTCGAAGGCGTTAGCCTCGCGCAGCGGATCGATCCACGGCATCTGCGGCGCCGCGAACCAGGCGTCCTGCGCCATCTCCAGCGTGACGCCGGCGGGCAGCCGCAGCTGGCCGGACATCACAGCCGCGCGCACAAAGCTCTCGTACGTGGGCTTCACGAACTGCGAAATGAACTCGGCGGCGAGCACGCCGTAGGCGCCCCAGCCTTCGACCAGCTCCTGGCGCTGCGCCGAGTAGGTGCCGTCGTACGTGCGCGCGAGGCTGGAATACGTGAGGCGCAGACCTGCGGCCACCGCGCGCAGCTGGCCGGAGCGATACGCCTCGAGGTTCTGATTCGGTCTGTTTGTGTCGATCGTTTCGACGCGCTCGCCGGGCGCCAAATCGTCGAACACCATTCCTGGCTGGAAGTGAATCTGGCGCGGCCCGCTGGCGACGTTCTCGGTCCACATCGCGGGCTCGCCTTTGATGATGACCGCCGCCATGCTGGCCGCGATCTTCGCGGCCACGCGCTCGGATTCCTCATAGTCCTTGAGGTCGTCCAGGCGAGTCATCACGCTGGACAGGATCGACACCCCGCGCAACTGCCCGAGGCGGCGCACGAGCTTCAAATGCCGCATCTGCGTGGCGTCCACGCGCTTGAGTTTCGGCATCAGCACGCCAGGCTCGCCGGGGTGCTGCATGTAGACGTAGTACCCGACGACGCGGTTCCAGCTGTTGCGCTGAATGCCTTGAAGGATGTTCTGCCCGGCGCTGTCGTAGTCGAGCGGCACAAGGTCCGCCTCGAGCAGCTCGATCGAGTACGGCACCGTGGTGCCATGATCGAGCGCGATCACTGGGCCGATCAGGTCTTGCACAAAAATCTCACCATCGCGGAGCCAGCTCAGCGCCGCGATGCGCTGCACCGCATCCCACGAGTGAGACCACGTCACCTCCGGCCGGCGACACCAGTTGGCCCAGAGCGTGCTGATCTGCTCCGCCAGCACCGGGTCGACATCGCCGATGGCGTTCCGCGGCTGCGGCTCGACGGCGATACCTTTCGGTCCGACGATGTTCTGGACCAGCGTGTCCAGTGCACCGACCACGATGTCGTGGTTGCGGTCGTGGTGGCGCGCTTGATTCCGCAGTTGCAGAGCCGAGGCCTCGACCGCGGCGTTGCCGCTGCCGTAGTTCCTCGCTGGCTTGCGCAGCCTGGTGGGCTCTGCCGCTTCATAGGCGCGCGACATCGCGAGCGCGCGCAGGCGCGATTGCGCGCGCCGTTCCACCCATCGCGGGGAAAGCCAGAGCGCAGCGCGCTCGATCGGCTCGATCATGCGCTGCGCGAGCGGGCGCCGTGTGCTCACGAGAACACCGCTAGAGCAGCGCCGCCCGTACGGCCGGCCTGAGCGTCAACCTCCGCGCGAGCGCGGCGCTCCCACATCATGCGCCCGCGCCGGATCTCCGCGAGGTCGGGGAGCGAAAGACTGCGGCCCGCAATCTCGTACGACTGGCCGGCCAGGATCGCCGCCTCGGCGTCCTGGTAAAGCTGGGCCATCTGCTGCGCGGTACGGCTGAGCATGGGCCAACTCTACGCGCGCGGGTGTGCCAGTTTTTTTTGGCATTGGCACAACGAGACGCTTTTATGAATGTCGCCTTAACGCTTAGATTAGAACACTTGACGCTACGAACAATAGGCGTATCCTACACACATCGACGCACACCGCGTCACCCGCGCCTCGGGGCGTCAGGGGCTCTAGGAGAAAGACATGAGCAACAAAATGCTCGATTATTTGGGCGACCTGTTGTACATCGATGATTGCGAGGAAACCGATCTGCAGTGGACCCGCTGCGCCCGCTGCGGAGGCGATTTGCCTACCATCAATGGGGATAACGGTCATCACGACCTTCCAGAGCTTGAGACAGAAGGTGAATGCCCAGGCTCTATCACAGAGGATGGACTCTGTGGCGCGTACAGAGGCTGGACACAAGAAGAAATCACTCAGTACATCAAGGATTTGGGATACACGGTGTAAACCGCAGCCGCCGCCAAAGTGCGGCGGCGAATGAAAATGCGCACAGAACGCGTATTCTAGGCCAATCGACGGCTGCGCAGGACGGGCGACACGCCGCAGTGACAAAGGAGGCCGCATGGCGACGCAATCGACCATCGAGTGGACTGAGCAGACCTGGAATCCGACAACCGGCTGCACCAAGGTCTCTCCTGGGTGCAAGCACTGTTACGCTGAAGTGATGGCGCGACGGTTGCACGCGATGGGTGCGCCTGGCTACGAAAACGAGTTCAGGCTCACCGTGCATGAGCACCGGCTGGAGCAGCCGTTGTTGCGCAAGAAGCCGACCACGTACTTCGTCAACAGCATGAGCGACCTCTTCCACGAAGACGTGCCGGATGGCTTCCTCGACCGCGTTTTCTCAATCATTGAAGAGACGCCACACCACACGTATCAGATCCTGACCAAGCGCGCAGAGCGCCTGCCAGCGTATTTTGCGCGTCGATCATGCCCGCAAAACGTGTGGCTTGGCGTGTCGGTGGAGGACAAGAAGTACGGCTTGCCGCGCATCGACCATCTGCGCAAAGTGGATGCGCACATCCGCTTCCTCTCGGTTGAACCGTTGCTAGAAGATCTGGGCCGCATCGACCTGCACGACATCCACTGGGTGATCGTCGGCGGTGAATCAGGCCATAAGGCCCGACCGATGCGCGAAGAGTGGGTAGCGAACGTGCAGATGCAGGCCAAAGCCGCTGGCGCGGCGTTCTTCTTCAAGCAGTGGGGCGGCTGGGGTGCTGATGGCGTCAAGCGCCACAAGAAGGCAAACGGTCGTATTTTCCGTGGCCGCACATGGGACGAATACCCGGAAGCGGTGGCGCATGACTGAGCGCAGCAAGTCGGCAAATCCAAGTCCAGAAGAGATCAAGTCAGCCCGGCTCGCCGCCGGGCTGACGCAGACCCAAGCGGCACGGCTGGTGCACGGCACGTGTCGCATGTGGCAATACTGGGAGGCCGGGGAGCGCCGGATGCACCCGGCGATCTGGGAACTATTCAACACCAAAGTCCGCGAGACGGAGTGCAACGAGGAGAATCGGAATGAGCATGTCACTTGAAATTCGGAGTGCGAAACTTAATCAAAGAATACGATTCTGCACAACGGAATCCGGATTGGTCTACGTGTTCACTGAGACTCCCAAGACGTTCTCACAAGCATTTGACTTGTACGGAAACGTTCTCGTCGCACTTGACGAGCCAAGCTTGCGTCGCGCTGCGAGACGGTGGGTTGCCGCACAATGGCCAGCGGTGTGGGTGGAACGCCCAATTGAGCAGTGTGCTTTGATCACGTCGAAGTGACGCGCGCCACCCTGACAATGGACACGTGGGCTGGCCGTCGCCAATACGCGATCGAGATCGTCGGCGAGACGCGGACGCGGTATCGTGTCCGCGTGCTAGAGCAGCCTGGCATAATGCTGCCGGGCAGACGGTGGAAGGCGTATGGCGAGACAGCATTAGTGCCGCGCCACGCGGTCGTGGTGGTCGCTACACGCTAGGCCGTCGCTTACTCATCGCCTGAGCGCGGTGTCTCCGGGCAGCTGATCGGCGTCATGCTGAGCACGCAGCGGCGCGGGATGCAGATCTCGCCGGTGTAGGTGTGGTGGCGACCGTCGGAGCGGTCGACGGTGCTGGCGACGATGATCTGATCGGGCAGGTCCAGGACCAGAAACCCGCACGTCTCGGTCAGCATCGGCCTGCGCTTCGCGCGCGCGACCGACTGCCAGTGCCCCAGCGGGTGGCTGGCGTCTTGCCACCGCACGTAGACCAGCGGCCGCAGTGCGTCAGTCATCCGCGCGCACGCCCATGCGGAAGGTGATGCCGTGCTGCGGGTGTGTGACCCACAAGGCCTGCTGCGGGACCTCGAAGCCGAAGTTGGATCGCGAGGCGTACTCATCGTATCCCTTGAGCGATCCATTGGCGATCCACTTGTCTCCGGGGCCCCAGGCCAGCTGGTGCCAGTGCCCGAAGATCATCGTGTCGTAAGGGTTGTTGATCTGCTGCTGGCGCGAGCGCTTGCGCGCGTCTCCGAGGCTCCACGGCACTAGCGGGCCACTGATTCCAGTCCCGCCCTGGAACTGGTCACCGTGCGTCAGCAGGTAGCGGCGCCCCTGCACGCTGTAGACGATGTCTGTCGACTCGGCGACCTGGATGTGCACGTCGTCGTCGCCGGCGTAGTGGCGCGCCAGGAATTGGTAGAGCACCCACTCGTAGTTGTCGACGACCGCGTTCTTGGCCCGCGGCTTGCGGTCGTGGCGGCCGTGATTGCCGGTCACGCACGGCACGTAGACACGGCCGAACTCGCGCTTGAGCGCGTCAATGGTGCCGCACAGGTGATCCAGCAGATCGAGGACGCAGGCGTTGACCGGAAGCACGTTGGTCTCGCGGATCTCGTCGTGGATGTTGCCGCTCACCATGTCGCCACCGAGCGCGACGACGATGCCGTCGTAGTCGCCCTTGGCGAGCACGTCGCGCAGCAGGGTGATGGTCTTCTCGGTGACGCGCTTGAGGCGCTGTTGCGCGATGCCGAGGTCAAACTCGTTGACGCCGTTCACCTGGGCAGGGAAGACGCGCTCGCCCCAGTGCAGGTCCGACAGGAACAGCGTCGGGGTGCCGTGGTGCCAGCGGGCCTTGCTGCCGCGGCGCTCCACCAGCCATCGCGGCGGGCGGCGCGGGGTGACGCGGCACTCGTGGATCAGATCGGTGAGGACTTGCCGCGTGTCCGCCGACGCGCGCAGGTGCTTGAGCTCGGCTTCCAGTTGCCGAATGCGGCGCAGCGCATCCATGTAGCGCGCGTCGGTGTCGACCGGGCCGCCGGCATCGGCTCGCGATCGCGCGTCGATGCCTTCACGGAAGTCCGGAAGGTCCGGCAACCCTTTGTACACGGACTTCAATCGGTCCCACCGTTGCCGGAACGGCCCGGCGCCGGCATAGCCGCAGGCCGCCGCGATGCGGTTGCCGCTCAGGCCTTTCGCGAGCCCAGACCGCACCGCCGCGATCAGCTCTGCATCTGACAGCCGTCTTGACGGCATTGGCACCTTGCGTCGCGTATGGTGGCGACACCCTACGCGCGCGGGTGTGCCAATTCCTGCAACGGGTGGCACACGACAGCGGCCGGTGGAGGCCGCGATGCGCAGCTATCGATCAGCAGGCGGCGAGCCGCGCCTCGTCGTCGGGTACTACGTCTACATGCAGCACCCCGGCGAGCCTGGCGTGCTGATGCCGAACCTCAAGGGCGTGGACGCCACCGCAAACGCTCGATCTCGTCTGCAGCCTCGCGGCAGATGGCCACATAGTCTCCGATCGTGTACCGACAGACGTCTTGATCGTCCGAAATCTCGCGGAGGCGCCAAAGAAGATCCGACTTCCGTTGTGCACGCTGCGCGCTATTCGCGTCGGCGCACATTGGACAAGATCCGTAGCGCCGCCAGTTCCACCCATGCTTGCACTCGCTCATCGTCATTCTCCATAACTCATGTTGCGGCCAAGGCCGCGTTTCACCAGCATCGCCCGATACCGGTAATAGGTGCGCCGGCTAATGCCGCACCGCCGGCAGACCTGACGCATCGATGCGCCGCCTGCGATCGCGTCGAGGATGTCCGCGACTCTGGCGCACGCATCGAGGCTCGGCACATAAACCTTCTGGCCGTGACGCACGTCGGCCAACGCACGGAACACAGTGTCGACGTGTCGCCGCACGTCCTCCTTGTGAGCGAGGTGATCGAGCATCTCGCAGACGCGGTCGGTGACCTCATCGGCCAGGCGGCTGTACCGCGCGCGGGCGCGCATGTGCGCGAGACTCATAGCTTGCCGCTCCATTCCGGACGGGCGAAAGGACTCGCCGCGGGGAGCCGCGTGCTTGCGGCAGGCGGCGCGGATGACTGGCGCGGGGCATCGATGGGCGCCGCTTTGGGCACCGCATCGGCGATGCGGCGCTCAAGCAGATCCCAATCGGCTCGGCTGAAGCGATGCCAGCGCAGCTCTGGATGGTGCGTGGCGGAGTAGGCATAGACCCACGTATCCAGCGGCTCGTTGCGCGCCCCGCGGCGCAACGTGAATCTGTTCTTTGCGGGGTCGAAAACCTCGGATGTTAAGCCAGCAAAGAACGCCGGCTCGAGCTCATCGCTGAAGTGGACCATACGGTCCTCTGGCGCTCGATCGGCGTCGGCGGAGAGACGCGCGTAGAGCGTGTGCTTGATCGCGACAGTTCCGACCTGGTAGAGCTGGACGCCGCGCTTGTCGGTTTGGCCGCGCCAGTTGACATCGACCAGCTTCGGCTTGCCCAGGGCCGGCGCAGTGTTGGCCACGGCGCCGTGCACGGCCATCGGCCGGCGCACGGTGGCGCGGCGCACCCAGGACTTGACTGCCTCGCCGCGATGGCCACCGATGTCGATGGCGACGGCAGCGGGCAGCAGCAGCGCGCCGGATTCGTGCTCGATCGGGCGCAACAAGTAGTCGTCCAGGGCGGTCCAGACATGGGGCTGGTCAGGATCGCCTGGCAGCGAGACGTAATCGAGCGTCCAGGCCGCCAGGCCGCGCCCCCAGCCGACCACGTGCACCTCAAGACGGTCGTCCTGGGTGTCGATGCCGACGGTGACGCCCAGCACGCCACGCGGCGCGGTGCGCAACCGGTACGGCTCTGCGCGTTCGCGGACGAGGTTCGTCTTTACGGCGCGCATGGCCGGGTCCTCCCACGGCTCGGCCAATCGCTCGCTGACGAATACGCGCAGCTTCGGCGGATCGTGCGCGGCCTCGAGGAATTCGCGCACCAGGTCTCGCCAGCGCGGGCCCATTCCGATGGCGTGGTAGAGCGCGTTCCACGTGTAGCCGCGCACGCCCGGATCCGCCAACGGGTTCTCTGCACGCCACTCGACGCCGGCCAACATCGCGGGCTTTGCACGCTCGTCGATCTCGGCTCCGCAGTCGCGGCAGACGTAGACGACGTGCCTGGCATCGACGCTCCACGTGAGACCGGCCCAGATCAGCGGCTGCCTGGCGCCGCAGTGTGGGCATGCCAGATAGGCTCGACGCTGGTCGGAGCGCGCCCACTTGGATTCCAATCGCGACACGCCCTTGACGCCCGGCGAGCCGGTGAAGAGACGCTTGTAGGAGCTCGGAAACGCCGTGTTGCGGCCCTCGAACATCTTGACGATGTCCTCGCCGGTGGGCATTTGCGTCGGGAACTTGTCAAGCTCATCGACCCACAAGTTCATCACCGACTTGAGCGCAGCGCGCCCGAGGTTTCCGCCGTGCTCCAGAAACAGCAGCCCGCCGGCAAAGTCCTTGTGGCCTTTGGTGTTGCTGGCGCTGCGCGAGTTGGCGACACCGGACAGCGCGGCGGCAGCCACTGGGGAATGCGCCAGCATGGGGTCGAGCTTCTGGGCTCGAAAGCTTTCGAGGAGCTGCTCGGTGGGCTGCACGACCATGGTCGGTCCTGGCGCGTGGTCCATGATGTACAGCAGCCAGTTCAGGCCGACCTCCGTCTTGCCGAACTGGACGGGCGCCACGATGACGACCTCGCGCACGCCGTTGCGCCGCGTCAGCGCGTCCATGGGCTCGACGAGCAGCGGGTTGCGGTCGTTGCGCCATGGGCCTGGGAATGCGCTCTGCGCGCTCGTCAGCACGCGATGCGCTGCGGCGTGCTGCGAGACGGTCATCACCCGCTGCGGTCGTACGGCGCGCGCGGCAATGTCCAGCAACGGCATCATGCGCTCTCGCCCTTCGCAAGGCCGTGCAGCGCGCGTGCCAGCGCCTCGCGCAGCAGCGTGTGCTCTTCGTGGATGATCGCGCGGCGCGCGTCCTCGCCCATCTCCGGCGAGATCCGCTGCGCGATGGTGTCGCCGCAAGTCTCGAGGCCTTGGGCGAACTGCATGACGATGAGCCGCACCTGGGCAGCGACCGCATCGATAGCGATCAGCCTTCCGAGGCTGACCTCGAGGTCACGCTCTGCGGCCAGTGCCTTGGCACGCTCGGCCCGGGCCCGCCACTGCTGGTAGTCAATGGAGCCTGGCACGTCGTCAGGCGCTTCGTCCCGCAACTCTCGGCCTGCTGTGCCAGCCTCAGCCGCTGGTCCGTGCTGGCGCGCCGCGGCGTGACGCTCGGCCACCGCCGCGCGAGAAGGGTCCATCGTGTCGCGGATGCGCTGGACGCTCGCCGCCACGTCGACCAACCGCTGCGCCTTGTCGGCAAAGACCAGCCGGCCGTCACGCGCGAGCTGCGTGACGTAGCTCGGCCGCCAGCCTTGCAGACGAGCGAACTGAGCGCGCGTGGCGGTGGCCGGCGTGTCGCTCATGCGGGCTCCGCCGCCTCGTCAGCAGCCGCGGCCGGTGGCGCCGCGCAAAACTCGCGCAGGCGGTCGGTGCGGTCGTCGCCTTCCGGGTAGGTGCGCGCGTAGGTGCTGAGGAACAGGATGTTGCACAGCACGTGAGCAAGGTGCGGGAGGCCGCTTTCCGCGTCCAGGTCTTCGCCGGCCTGCCACCGGGCAAGATGCCGCAGCGCGCAGGCGTAGCAGACGGACCAGTCCATGCCCTTGGCCCAGTTCCAGTCCGCGTACTTCGCGCGGCCGTACTCCAGCACACGCGCGCAGTCCTCCAAGGCAACAAGCGGGATTAGCTCGTAGGCAGGCTTGCCGGCATTGAAGCGGGAACCTGTTCCGCGTGCGCTGCTGTGGATGTCACCGATGCTCATCTACCACTCCTTTACGAGACGATGTGTGAGACAGAGCGCACGCGCGCGATGTGCGGGCATGCGCGCCCGTGTGCGGGCAGGTGTGCGGGCGCATGGGCGCGCGACGCGCGCCTGTGCGGGGTGTGCGGGGTGTGCGGGCACACATACGTGCGCGCGAATGCGCGCACACGCGGGCGCATGGGCGCGCGTGCGCGCACGCGCGTATATATGCAAAAGTGCCCGCACACCCCGCACAGCCCAAGAAAAACAACAACTTATGCCCGCACACATGGCCGCACATGTGCCGGCACACATGGAGTCAATGGGCCGAGATGGCATGGCCGATGCCCTCCTCCGCGATCCAGGCCTGGGCCTGGTTGCGCCATGCGACCACGCAATTGCCGAGGTGATCGCATTCCTCCACCCCGTCCGGCGGCTGCGCGCGTGCGCCCCACAGCAGCATCGAATGCGGACCGCGCGGTGTGAGGTCCGACTTTGTGCGCCAGCGCTTTCGCGCCGTCGGCACGCGATGGATGCGCTCTAGGTTCACTCTGAATCGAGTCATCGAGCTCGGTCGGTGACCTTGCCTCGCGCACCAGACGCGGTAGAGCGCGAAAGCGTCCTCGACCAGCGCCGGCACGAGCGACTCCACGATGTCGCCACCCATCAAAGCGTCGAAGAATCCCGCGATGGTGTCGCGCGAGAGCTCGATCACGCCTTGCTTGGCGCGGGTCATCGGCGGCGGTGAGCCGGCGTGGAAATCGCCTAGATCGAGGTGCAGCAGATGATGATGCAGCGCAGCGACGCCGCCGTTGTGGATCTCGTCGAGCACCGCACGGTAGTAGTCCGCGGGCAGCTTGTCCGGCGTCCATATTACGCAATGCCGACGATCGTCCTCATCCAGCGCCACTGGCTGCGCCTCGTTGCTCAGAAACACCAGGTTGACGCAGTTTTTTTCTGTGTAGGCGCGTACATGCTTTGGGTTGATGCGAATCCAGTCGCCCGTGATTAGCGACTTGAGCTTGTTTTTGACGTGCCAGACCTCATTGCGCGCGACCACCTCGTCGCAAATCAGGAATAGCTTGCGCGATGCCCAGTCGTTGTATTTGTCCTCGATGGCGGACTGGTCGAGGACGCCGCCGTAGGGTCCGTAGATCTTGCTGATGGCCTCGAAGAAAAGGTTCTTTCCGACGCCCTGCGGGCCATGCAAGACGAGGCAAGTCTTGAGCTTCGTCCCGGGTTTCTGGATCGGGAGCGCGAGCCACCGCAGCACCCACTGGTAGATCTCGCCTTGCAGGTGGCCCTCGTGGCTGCACATGTGGCGCAGCAGATCAAGCAGCCGATCGCAGGAGCCTTGGCGCGTCTGCGTCGGCCAGCCGGCCCAAAGGTTACACGTGATCTTTGGGTCCGACTCGGTTGGGTCGAAGCCGACATTCTCTATACGCACCACTTCCGCGTCGGGGCTTTCCGCCCACCCGCGCCAGACCTCTTTATGCGTGCATGCATCGCGCACGTCGGCGGTCGTGACCAGGATGCGCTCCTGCCGGTCGAACACCATGCCGCCCTGCCCGTACACCAGGGCAAATCGCGACAGCAATTCCTCGCGGGTTTGGATCTTCCGCAACGGCGCGCGCTCCCCGCCCCCCTGGGTGGCTGGGTCCCGCGCGGGATCGGATGCGCGGCCTTGATCCACGGCCTTGGGACGACGTGCCGGCAGCGCGGATTCGATCTGGGCGCGGACGGCGGCGAGGCCTTCGGTGACGTGAAGATCGTTGAAGTCGGTCAGCTTCACGCCGCGCTTGAGGAACGCGGCCGCGCGTGACTCTTGGTCGGCGAACAGCGGCGCAAGCCACTTGCCCTTGGTCGCGATCGCAGCGGCGCTGGCCGCCCCGACGCCAGGGTTGACTTGTCCGTGATCTGCGCCGCAGCTCGGGCACTTGACCGGGTGCGCGCTGAGCACAAGGCGGCTGCCGCACGCGCCGCACTTCCGGAAGTCGTCGTCGTCGGCTGCGTAGATGATCGCGACGTCCGGCCAGCGCTTGCGGATCGCCTCGCCCACCGGCATCAGGTTGCCGGCGTCGAAGGCCACGCACACTGTCAGTTGCGTGGCCGCGTAGATGCTGAGCATCGTGGCCAGCCCCTCGCCGATGACGACCACGCCGCTACTCGACGGCGATGGGCCGATCAGGTGAAAGTGGCCCTTCTTTTGGTGGCCCGGCGGCCAGAACTCCTTCTCGAGACGGCCAGTCTTTGCCGCCAGCGCCGGGCCGCGGATGATCTGGATGCCGTGGATGCGACCGGCGGTGTCGCACATGGGCACGACGACCTCGCCCAGCTTGCCGTAGCGGACCCCTACGCCTGGCACGCGCTTCGCGGCCAGGTATGGCGACTCGCCGTCTTCCAATGCGGCGGCCCACGCGGCGGCGGCCCTGCGCGCGGCGCTGGCTGCACGCTTGCGGCGCTGCTCTTCGGCCTTGCGCTGGCTCTCGCGGATAGACGCACGCAGCGCAGCTTGAGCCTGCGGGCTCAGGAGCTTCGTCTCGATCCTGATCTTCTGCGTGTTCGGGTTGTTCCCAGAGTAGACCCCGTATGACCCGGCGATCAGCCAGTCGCCTTGAGCGCCCTGGAACTCGTGCAGCCGGTACCAGCCGCACTTCTCCTTGCCCATTCCTGCGACACGACACCTCACGAAACGGTCGAACTGCACCCCCCCGTCGGGCAGGATCAACCCGGCAGCGGAGAGCTGAGCTATGACCGAGTCGAGGTTCGCCGCCATGCGTCAGTGATCCATTAGGCGAGACATTTCAGTAACTTGCGACGCCGCTACCTACAGCCAGATTGCGCCCCTTCGCACC